ATCACTTAACAAACTAGACAAAAGAGCATTTAGAATATTTAGAAACTGTATCAAATATGGAGACGTATTTTTTGTGCGTGACCCAGAGACACAAGAACTTTTACACATTGACGCTTCCAAAGTAGACAAAGTAATTGTAAACGAATCAGAAGGCAAACGTCCAGAACAATATGTTGTAAGAGATCTCAACATCAATTTACAAAATCTAACTGCAACTGAAGTACCAAATCAAACAATGTACACAGGCGGTGCAACAGGACAGAATCAAGGTTATCAAGGCTATCAAGGCGTAGGCAACTATGCAACTGCACAAAGTGCCGGAGGAGCATCCAGCACCAGTAGGTTCCAAGAGAACATGAATCAATATGCCATCAACGCAGAACATGTGTTACATTCATCACTGTCGGAAGGCATTGGTGAAAACTATCCGTTTGGCACATCAATACTTGAACAAGTGTTTAAAGTGTTTAAACAAAAAGAACTGTTAGAAGATGCAATACTAATTTACAGAATACAAAGAGCGCCAGAACGTAGAATATTTTACATTGACGTAGGCAACATGCCATCACACTTGGCAATGCAATTTGTTGAACGTGTAAAAAATGAAATACATCAAAGACGTCTACCATCCAGTACTGGTGGTGGCACAAACATGATGGATGCGGCATACAATCCACTGTCAACAAATGAAGACTACTTCTTTCCGCAAACAGCAGAAGGCAGAGGATCTAAAGTTGACACACTGCCAGGTGGTACTAACCTAGGTGAGATTGATGACCTGCGTTACTTTACAAATAAATTGTACAGAGGACTCAAAATACCAGCGGCATATTTGCCAACTGGACCCGACGATGGAGCAAATCCACAATACAATGATGGCAGAGTAGGCACAGCATACATTCAAGAATTAAGGTTTAACAAATATCTAGAACGTTTACAAACTTTGATTTGTGATCCTATGGACATGGAATTCAAACGTTTTTGCAAAGCAAGAGGTATTAATGTAGATTCTTCAATGTTTAAACTTAAATTTAATCCACCACAAAACTTTGCATCATATAGACAAGTTGAAATGGACAATTCAAGAGTACAAGTTTTCCAAGGATTGGCTGAGACACCATACATGTCCAAACGTTTTGCAATGGAACGTTTCTTAGGCATGACACAGGACGAAATCAAACGCAATCAGAAACTTTGGATGGAAGAAAACGGAGAAGACACTACAGTTGATGCAGGGGCAGACGCAATGAGATCAGCAGGTGTAACACCAGGTGGTATACAAGGTGATCTTGGCACAGCAGATGCAGGTGATGTAACTGCAGGAGATCTAACTGACCCAGCAGATGCAGACACAGGCACTCCAGATGTACCGGAAGGTGATCCAGACACTCCAGGATTATAATGATTAAAACTGCCAAACAACATTTGGAACAGTCAAGAATGGGTTATTGGGCACACCTAAGACATTCACTTTACAATGCAATGAGATTGCAATGGATTGTAATCGACTCAATTATTCATGCAATGTTTCCAATGGTGTTCAAAACATCTGCGGCAAGAGGTGTAGTAAAAATTTATCTTGAAATGAAAAAACACGCCCATCTACGCAAAATGATAAATCAAGAAAAAGCAAAACAAAACTAAAATGCAATACACAATTTTCGGATCATGCATGGCGTATCCTAGCCTAGGTACTGAACAACAAGTTGACAACTGGGGCAGACACTTTGACATGCGTCATCACAACAACATTCGTTGGTACATGAACTATGAACAAAACAATTTACAAATTGCAGTACACGTGATGCTTATGAGCAAGCCAGATAGTATCAACATTGTTCAACTTTCTCCATTGCATCGTGCTGTGTTTATAGACAATGTGTCTCCACGCACAGTAAATTTGTTGTCTGGAGAAATAGCAGGTGCTTGTTGGTCAGATACTGTGCCACAATTAGGCACTGATGGACAGTATTTAGAATGCACTTGGCAAAAGAACATGGATGTAATTGGAGATCAAGAATCTGCAGAACAGTGGAAACAACCAAATACTGACAAAGACAAACAGTATGTAGAAGCATATCGACAAAGAAACTATGTTGCACAAGCCAAATGGGAATTACACACTGCCATTGCAATGATGGATGCTCATGCTAAAGCCACCGGACATGATATTAGAATTATGCCTCAAAGAGCAAGAGATCACAACATAGAAACACTGAGTCCTTTGAATAAATTGCAATGCAAGGAGATACAAAACACTTACAATCACAACAGAATATTTTGGTACAAAGATGAAAACGGAAAAAATATTGGATCAAGATACTATCCTAAAGACAAATTAGACCACATTGTTGACAATTATCTGCAACCATGGTTAGATAAGGACATATAAATACATTATGTTCTTAAAAGAAATGTTTGATTTGATGGATGAACGCTATTCAGCGAAGGATGATCAATCTATAATACGTTTTGATGATCTAAGAAAAACAAAACTTACTTTAGAACAAATTAATCAGATTAGAAAAGAACAAGAAAGCAAAGCCAAAGAGTACACAAAAGAACTAGAAACAGTTAAAACAATGTACGCCGCACCAAAAGAAGCCGCTCCTACAATATAAACTACATACATTTAGATGGATAAAGTATTCGTGATCGCAAATGGCGAAAGTAGAAAGAATTTTGATGTCAATAGACTATGGTCATATGGCAAAGTTATCGGAATCAACGCTATCTATCGTGAAAATCCTAAGATTGATTACCTTGTAGGTGTAGATATTCAGATGATGAACGAAGTTGGTGAAGCAAACTACACTGATGCTGAAGTTTGGACCTATCCAAGACAGCAAATCAAACATGGATACTTCCAACGTTTTGAAAGGGACCTTGGCTGGAGTTCTGGCCCTACAGCCACATGGTTTGCACTGCAAAAAGGCTTCAAAGAAGTATATCTGTTAGGTATGGATTTTGGAGGCATAAAAAGTCCTAATAAGGAAAAGTTACGCATCAACAACATGTATAAAGGCACACGCAACTATCGTGATGGCAAAAAAGAAGCCACATTTCATGGCAACTGGGAAAATCAAATGCGTAAGAACTGCCTACAGAACCAAAATGTAAAATTTGTAAGGGTATGCGATAAGCATGTACCTGAATTTAGGTTTACTCCTAAGAAACTTAAAGATGTTACTAATATGTCCATGATATTCTATGAAGATCTAGAAGTGTTGATGAAAGCATGGCCAAAAATACGTTAATCTCATAGAAATTCTCAAAAAAGCACCAATATAATCGATTTTATAGTAACATATAATACATATTATACACAAACTATGGCCAATAGTACGAAATAAGGAGTATATACCCATGTCAGAGAAGTTTGAAAAATTACTTGATTTATTAGTCAACGAAGAAAAAGCGAAAGCGGAAGACTTATTCCATGAAATAGTTGTGGACAAATCAAGAGAAATATATGAAGAATTAGTAGAAAACGATGCTCAAAATGAAGCAATCGAAGATACTAACGAAGATGATGTCGATGAAGCAATGCATGGCGACAAAGATAAGAAGAAAAAAGACAAAATGAAAGAAGATGATGCTGAAGAAGTAGATGAATCTTCTGAAGATGATGTCGATGAAGCAATGCATAAAGACGACAAAGACAAAAAGAAAAAAATGAAAGAAGAAGACTCAGAAGAAGTTGACGAGTCCTCTGAAGAAGTAGACGAAGCATCTAACGATGAAGTAGAAGAAGCGGCTGATGAAGTTGAAGAAACTATCGGTGGCGATGCTACAGACGATTTAGTTGCTGACGTTACTGCTGATCAAGTTGGTGAAGAGCCAGTTCAAGCAGACGAAGAAATGACTCAAGACGAATTAGAAGACAAAGTAATGGATCTTGAAGATGCTTTAGAAGAACTCAAAGCAGAATTCGAAAAAATGGACGGTGATAACGGTGACGATGATAACGGTGATGACAAAATGGATATGGACAAGCCAGATATGGATATGGACATGGACATGGACAAACCAGAAGAAGAGTCAATTGAACCAACTATAGAAGGTGAAGACGAAGCAGTTGAAGAAACTGAAGAAACTGAAGTAGAAGAAAGCAAAAAAACTGTTGAAGAGCACTTAAGAGAGTACTCAGAAATGGTAAAAGCATCTTCAGGTGGTGACGATGACAAAGGTGCAAAGTCTCCAGTTGCTTCAAACGGCGGTTCAACTCCAACAGCAAGTCCAGTGAAAACTGATACAAAAGCCGAAGCAGGCGGAAAAGTATCGGCTCCAAAGGCTGACACTACTGCATATGCTAACAGAGGTGGTAAAGGTAAAGTAAAACCAATGCCTGCTCCAAAGCCAGATATGAATGACGGCGCGGCAAACAAAACTTCACCAGTAGCAAAAGGATAATTGAACTAGATGTTACATCTAAAAGAGAATCTTACATTTGACCAAGCAGGATTAGTGCTTGAAACTGATGGCAAAGACGGCAAAGACCTATACATGAAAGGAATTTGTATTCAAGGTGGCGTGAAAAATGCTAACGAAAGAATATATCCTGTAAATGAAATAGCAAAGGCTACAAAAACTTTGAAAGATCAGATTCAAGGTGGCTACTCCGTGCTTGGTGAAGTTGATCATCCAGAAGATCTAAAAGTCAATCTTGATCGTGTGTCACACATGATTACAGATGTTTGGATGGACGGCTCCAATGGTTATGGTAAAATGAAGGTCTTGCCAACGCCAATGGGAAAACTAGTAGAAACAATGCTAAATTCCGGAGTGAAACTTGGTGTTTCATCTAGAGGATCCGGAAATGTAAACGAGTCAACAGGCGAGGTTAGTGATTTTGAAATCATTACCGTCGACGTTGTGGCGCAACCTTCGGCACCGAACGCTTATCCAACACCAATCTATGAAGGCTTACTGAATATGAGAGGTGGAGCAAAAGTGTGGGATGTTGCACAATCTGTATCGCAGGATTCTGCGGCACAGAGATATCTCAGAGACGGGGTATCGAAATTAATAAGAGACCTCAAGATTAAGTAGAGGAGAAACCGATATGTTAGAAGCATTAGAACCATTGATGAACAGTAATGTAATCACTGGCGACACTAAAAAGGCTATCGAAGAAGCATGGGAATCTAAAGTAAAAGAAACTCGTGACACTATCGAGGCTGAACTTCGTGCCGAATTTGCTAAAAGATACGAGCACGACAAAGGCGTAATGGTTGAATCACTTGACAAAATGATCAAAGAGGGACTGGCTAAAGAGATCGCGGAATTCAAAGAAGATAAGCAATTACTTCAAAGAGAACGTGTGAACTATAAAAAGTCAATTGGCGAACATGCTAATGTTTTAAAATCTTTCGTTTTAGAGCAACTTAAAAAAGAAATCGCTGAATTACATGCAGACAAACATGCTGTTGCGGAAAACTTCGCTAAATTAGAAGAATTCGTAGTAAGCAAACTTGCTGATCT